TAGTGGTAAAACCCACACTGCGAGCTCTAAAAAATTATTTCATTATGGAGATGTTAAGAAAAAGATACTTGCATTAAAGAAAAAGAATGGTAGCAAAAAAATATCAAAATCCTAAAGGTGGTTTAAATGCGGCAGGTCGTGCACATTTTAAACGCAAAGAAGGAAGTAATTTAAAATCACCAGTTAAATCTGGAGTTAATCCAAGAAGGGTTTCATTTGCCTGTAGATTTGCAGGAATGAAAGGGCCAATGAAAGATGATAAAGGTCGCCCAACAAGAAAGGCACTAGCACTCAAAGCATGGGGTTTTGGGTCAGTAGAAGCGGCATCTAATTTTTGCCAAAGACATAAGAAATCATAATGCCAGAAATTAAAAAAAATTCAAAAAAGAAAAAAGATGATGCTATTAAAAAAGCAGAAGCTGATAGACGTAAACGTCAAAAAGATAAATTAAAAAAAGATGCGGCTAAATCTTATTATAGTTCTGTAAAAGGATACAAAGGTAAAGGTGGAGGACAAAATACTGAGTCTAAAACTTTTAAAGAAAAGCAATTTGATAAGAATAGAGCTGATGCAAGAGATGCGGCAAGAAGTGGAATGACTGTTGTACAAATGAGAACAGCAGGCCCTATTGCTAATGTTAAAAAAGAATTAAAAGCATTACAAAAAAAACTAGAAAAATTATCGAGAGGTAGAAAATAATGCCTATTTGTGATACATGCGGACATGAGTGTCATTGTAGTAATGGAGGTTCTTGTTGTGGGGGTCAATGTGACTGTGGCAACTGTGAACATAATAAATAATGCCAACATATCAATATTATAATAAAAAAACAAAAGAATACTTTACAGAAAATTTACCTATTCATAGAAGAAAGAATCCTTGTAGAGACCCTTTTATAGAGTTAGTTATTACTGCACCTAGAATTGCTACACTATCTGATAGAGGTGGTAAAGAAGATAAAATTAGAGAACAAATTTTATCTACAGCAGAACATGGATATCAAGAAAGAGAAATTAAAGAAGAGCTTGGAATCATACCGGAGTCACCAGAATGGAAAAAAGAAAGAAGAGTAAAGAAAAAACAAAAAAGCCAGTGGCTGTAAAAAAAATTAAAGCTAAACCTAAAGTTGAATTAAATAATTTAGGTTATCCTGTTAATGACCCTTATGGATTAGTAGCGGCTTTTTGGAGAGCGTTCGGATAAATGTTACCAACAAAAAAAGAAACTAGAGAATTAACAGAACAACAAGAAAATTTTCTTACTGCATTATTTGGAGAAGCTCATGGTAGCCCAAAGAAAGCAGGAGAGATTGCAGGGTATGCACAAAATTCATACACTCAAGTTGTTAAGTCATTAAAAGAAGAAATACTAGAGAGAGCCGAATATTCTCTTGCACTTAATTCAGCTAAAGCGGTAAAAGGTTTAGTTGATGCATTAGATGAAGATGGTAAAACTCCCGGTGTTAATATTAGAATGGAAGCGGCTAAACAAATACTAGACAGAGTAGGACTTGTCAAAAAAGATAAAATAGATATCACAGGACAAGTAGCTCATGGTATATTTATTTTACCTGCTAAAGATGGAATCAATTAAAAGAAAAGCTAGAGTCATACCTTTTGGATATAAACTAGCAGACGATACAGATTATATTGAACCTGTTCAAGAAGAACTAGATGCTTTAGAAGAGGCAAAAGAATATTTAAATAATTGTTCGTATCGTGAAGTAGCAAGATGGTTAAGTCAAAAAACAGGAAGAGCTATTACACATACTGGACTAAGAAAAATTATAAATAAAAGATGGACATCCCACCACCTAAACCAAAACAAAACCTCGGAAGAAAACGAGGAGTAAAACAACAACAAAGAAATCTTAGTGTAGCAACTAAAGCAAAGCAAGCCGCTAAACGAGTTATCAAAAGACAAGATGACAAAATTAAAAAAGCAACAAATGATTTGCACAATGCTAAAAAAAGAAAAGAACAAATTCTTAAAACAGATAATGCACTAAAAGGAAAAAATTCTGCAGTTATGACAGATAAGGAAGTAGGTAAACTTCCTCCAAATGTTCAAGAACATGTAGAACAAAATATAATATTTCAACCTAATGATGGGCCACAAACACAGTTTCTAGCCGCATCAGAAAGAGAAGTATTTTATGGTGGAGCAAGAGGTGGAGGTAAATCCTACGCCATGTTAATTGACCCACTTAGGTATTGTGATAAAGCACACCACCGAGCATTGTTAATTAGACGTTCAATGCCAGAACTTAGAGATATGATTAATCATTCTCAACGTTTATATGGTCAAGCATATCCCGGTGCTAAATGGAGAGAGCAAGAAAAAGAATGGCGATTTCCATCTGGTGCTAGAATTGAATTTGGTTACGCAGAAAACTTAACTGATGTTCTTCGTTACCAAGGTCAATCATACACATGGATAGGTATAGATGAGTTACCTCAATATCCTACTCCAGAGATTTACAATTTCTTACGTTCCTCCCTAAGAAGTGTAGACCCAGATATTCCTGTATATATGAGAGCTACAGGCAATCCGGGTAACGTAGGTTCCCTATGGGTTAAAGAAATGTTTGTAGACCCTAGTGAACCAAATAAAGCCTTTGACGTGCATATTGACACAATAGCAGGTAGAAAATCTATAACAAGAAGATTTATACCGGCTAAATTACAAGATAATCCGTATCTAATGCAAACGGATGATTACATGATTATGTTATCATCTTTACCAGAAGTACAAAGAAAACAATTTTTAGAAGGAGACTGGAGTGCATTTGAAAATTCGGCGTTTCCGGAATTTGATATGTCTGTCCATGTTGTTCAGCCTTTTGACATTCCCAGTAACTGGCTCAGATTCAGAACATGTGACTGGGGCTATTCATCTGCGGCTTGCGTTCTTTGGATTGCAGTTGACTTCGATAACAATTTCTGGGTATACAGAGAGCATTATACCCAACGAGTTACAGCAGATATATTTGCCAGACAAGTCATGGAAAAAGAACACAACGAATATATTCGATATGGAATCTTGGACTCTTCAACTTGGGCAAAGCGAGGGGATGCCGGCCCTAGTATTGCAGAGACAATGATTAGAGAAGGTTGTAAATGGAGACCCTCAGATAGGTCACCAAGAAGTAGAGTAGCAGGTAAATTAGAATTACATAGACTATTAGCTAAAGACCCAGATACAGGTCAGCCGAAACTAAAAGTTTTTTCTAATTGCACTAATCTTGCTAGAACAATGCCTATGTTACCAGTGGATAAAAATAATCCAGAAGATGTAGACACACATGCAGAAGACCATGCTTATGATGCACTTCGATATGGTGTTATGAGTAGAACTGTACATCCTAAAAGTTATGATGCAAATAGATATACAGAAAAAGAAAAATTTAAACCGGCAGATAGAGTATTCGGATATTAATGCAACGACCAGATAAAATTAAAATAGGTTATAGAGATTATAAATTAGAAGAGTGGAAACAAACTGTTGCTAGTGCTAACGAAGCACAAGGACAGTTTTTTGCTAAAGAAGGTGTAATAGGTTACACTGCAGAAGAAACAGGAGTTTCTCATGCTAATACTTTAATCCATGAAATATTACACGCAATTGTGTATCAATGGAATATGGAATTAGACGAGAAGGATGAAGAGAAATTAGTTAATGGGTTAGCTAATGGCTTGACAACAATATTTGTAGATAATCCAAAACTAATGGATTTTTTAAAAGATAAAATTAAGGAGGGCTAAATGCCACAACCAGTATTAACAAAATACAAACAGGGTGACCTTGGTGCTGATTATCCAAAAGATAAACCAGTAGGTGAAAAGTTAGATATGAGTATTCAAGCTAACTATGAAACTAGACCAAATGAATTCCCAAAGAAAACAGAAAACAAAGTTGAAGCATCTTTTATGAAGATGGCTAACGAAAAAGATTATTAGGAGAAAACTATGAAAATGAAAATGTATAAACAAGGTGAAGTTTCAGAAGTTTCTGATACACTTATGGCAAAAGAAAAACCACAAGCAGGATTATTAAAAATGTATTCTAGCGGTGAATTATCTAATGTTGCTGATGGTGCACCTGCAAAAGAAAAACCAGAAGCAGGAATGTTAAAAATGTATTCACAAGGTGAGTTATCAAAAGTAGCAGACGGAAAATAATTAATGGCTAAAAAAGATACAGCAGATATCTTAGCTTTAGGTGATAAGGAAGATAGTCCAAAACAAGAGTATGATGTTTCGGGTCTTGCCGGTTTAGTTAAAAGCAAATTTATTGATGCAGAAAATGCTCGTCAGTTTGATGAGCAAAGATGGTTAAGAGCGTATAGAAACTATAGAGGAGTCTATGGTAACGATATGGCATTTACTGAATCAGAAAAATCAAAAGTATTTGTTAAAATAACTAAGACTAAAGTTCTTGCGGCTTATGGTCAATTAATTGAAGTTCTATTTTCTAGTGGAAAATTTCCAGTAGGAGTAGAACCTACACCTGTTCCAGAAGGTATTGCAGAATACGCTCATATATCTAAAAATACAGAAGCTCAACCACAACAACCAGAAAGTCCTTATGGATTTCCCGGTGATGGTAATGAACTAAAACCCGGAGCTACAAGTATACTTGGGGGTTTAGAAAAAGAATTAGGTAGTGCAGGTTTTGTAGAAGGTTCATCTAAAGATGGTGCGGCAGAACCTCAAATTAGTCCTGCAGAAATGGCTTCTGCTAATATGGAAAAATTAATTCATGACCAATTAGAACAATCTAGTGCAGTAAATGTTTTACGACATGCTTTATTTGAAGCGGCTTTACTTGGTACAGGAATTATTAAAGGGCCATTTACTTATGAACAATCTAGTCACAATTGGACTAAGAATGAAGAAACAGGTAAAAACGAATATACACCTAAAACAAAATTAGTACCTAGAATTGAATCTGTATCGTGTTGGGATTTTTATCCAGACCCAGATGCTGTAACATTAGATGATGCGGAATATGTAATTCAACGTCATGTATATACACGCTCTCAAGTTAGAGACTTAATGAATAGACCTTACTTTAGAAAAGAAGCTATTCGTAATTCTTTAGATATGGGGCCTAGTTATGAAGCTAGAGGATATGAATCATCTTTACAAGATAGAGAATCTACAGATGAGTTTGATAAAAACAGATATGAGATTTTAGAATTTTGGGGTACAATGGATACTCAACTTGCTATGGAAGCAGGTTTAGATTTAGATGATGACATGGATGATATGGATGAAGTCCAAGTCAATTGTTGGGTGTGTAATGGTAGTATTATTAGATTAGTACTAAATCCATTTACACCTACAAGATTACCTTACTTGGTTTGTCCATATGAAATTAACCCTTATCAATTTTTTGGAGTAGGTATTCCAGAAAATATGGATGATGCACAAACAATTATGAATGGTCATGCAAGAATGGCTATTGATAATTTAGCACTAGCAGGTAATTTAGTATTTGATATTGATGAAACTATGTTAGTACCGGGTCAAGATATGAAAGTTTTTCCGGGTAAAATATTTAGAAGACAAAGTGGTATGCCGGGTCAAGCTATACATGGTGTTAAATTTCCAAACACATCTACAGAAAATTTAATGATGTTTGATAAGTTTAGACAGTTAGCAGATGAATCAACTGGTATTCCATCATATTCACATGGTACAACTGGCGTACAGTCTACAACTAGAACGGCGGCAGGTATGTCTATGTTAATGGGAGCGGCGGCTCTTAGTATAAAAACAGTTATTAAAAATATTGATGATATGCTTTTACGACCTTTAGGTGAAACATTATTTGCATGGAATATGCAATTTAATGAAGACTCCCCAGAAATAAAAGGTGACTTACATGTTAAGGCAAGAGGCACAACATCACTGATGCAAAAAGAAGTAAGGTCACAAAGATTAATGACTTTCTTACAAGTAGCATCAAATCAAAACTTGGCTCCGTTTGTTAGATGGCACTCTATATTATCCGAGATTGCAAAGTCACTTGATATAGAACCAGAAAAATTAATAAACGACCCAGAGAAAGCGGCTATCTTTGCAAAAATAATGGGAATGGCAAATGGAAATCAACAAACTGAAAACAATAATCAACAGTCCTCAATGGCATCTAGTGGAGGAACTCCTGCAGGAGCGAATCCAGACGACCCTACAGGCGTTGGTGGTGGAAACATCGGAACAGGAAGTATTCCGCAAGCAGGGGAGAGTGGCTTCTCTGCAGGAAATACTGAAACTGAGGGAACAACTTAAACGAAAATGACAACATACTACAAAGGAAATAATATAGGGTTAAGTTATGATGCGGCGGCAGGTACTTGGTCGTTTAATAATACACCACAAGATTTTATAGACCCCAATGCATTTTCAACTCCAGACCCTAAATTTCCTACAGCTCCTACTACACCAACTACACCTACAGAGCCAGAACAAGACCCATGTCCACCCGGATATATTTATGATAACTCTTTAAAACAATGTGTACCAGACCCTAATTATCAAAATCCTTTTAGACAAGATAATCAAGGTGGAGGTAATGAACAACCTTTTCAACCGGGTACAGGAAAAGAACTTCCAAAAGGAGTTAATTATAACTCAAATAGTTTATTTCCTTATTCAACAGACGCACCTACAAGAGCACAACAAAATGAACATATGCTTTTACAATCTGGTATATCTCTTGGATGGTTAGAAAAAGATGGTAATGGTAATTATGTTAAAGTTCCTTTTAAAGTTCAAGCAGGGGATATGACAGGAATTGGTTGGGCAGGAATGGCAATGAAATACTTTAATAAAAAATCATATGATGATTATTTTAATGTTTTAGAAAATGGGTGGCAACCCGAAGGTAAAGGTTTATGGGATAAATTTTTACGAGGTAATAGTGTTTATTCATTAAAAGGCGGTATGAAAAAAACAACTATGTCTGGCCCGGGTGGTATGGATATGGAAGTTTATAATTACAGTCCAGAGTTTCAAGAAAAAATTAATCAAGCACAATCTATTACCGGTGGTATGATTGATAGAGATGGTAATGTAAATATTAATGCTGATGGTAAAGGCGGATACTATAGAGAAGATGGTAAGTTTGTTTTAAATAATGGACAAGTAGTATCATTTGGAAGTTTATCTGCAGGATTAAATTATGTTTCTAAACTTCAAGGAAGTGGATTAAAACTATCAAAAACATTACGAGATAGATTAGCTAAAGGAATAGATAGTGTTAATTTTAATTCTAATATGTTACCAGAAGGATTTACTAAAGAAAGTTTAAAAAATATAATAAATACTTATAAACAAGAAAAACAAACTCAAACAGATGTAGACTTAGGTATAACTACAGAGGAAACAAAAGATGATGGTTCAACAGATGTAAGTACTGTTGGCGAAGATGTTGTAACAGCTGTAGGAGGAGATATATCTTCTAACACTCCAGATGCTAACATTGACCCATCTAGTCCAACATATACTCAAGATAATTATGAACAAGCATCTGGTGTTAATCAAAACAATAACAATAATACTCCAGTAGTAGGCCCTAATCCGGGAGATGCAGGAGGTTCAACTAGTTCTGGTAGTAGTAGTTCTAATCAACAAGATACTAATGCACCTAACTATCCGGGAAATCAAAGTTATACACCCCCGCCAAGTAGTGCGGCAGAATCATTTAAACAATATGGAAGATTTTAAATAGGAGAAAAATATGGCAAATGGAATGATGGGAAATCCAATGGGAGCACAACAACCTCCTATGGAACAACCAATGAATACACCAATGGGAGGAGCAGAAGATGCTGTTCTCGATATGCATCTTACAGAAGATGTTAAAAAAGCACTATCGGCAAAAGGTATAGATGTATCTGCAGTAGCAGACAGAGGCCCTAAAGAACCAGTAGTAGTAATACCAGTTTCAATAATTATGAATAAATATCAAGGTGCTTCACCAGAAGAATCTATGAAACAGTTTGTACAGGATATGACAGCAAATGCTCAAGCTCCTGCTACAGAGCCAATGCCACAACCGGCAATGGCAGAAGCTCCTCCTTCACCAGAAGGATTAGGAGCACCAACAATGGATAGGCCACCTATGACAGCTTAGTCATAGCCCCGATGCGACTCTAGGCCACCTGTTTTCCAACAGCCCCAAAAAAAGGAGAATAAAATGGAAGAAAATAAAAACGAGG